AGAAAAAGACTACTCAGCAAATGGCTAAAGAGGCAGGATGCTCTCATATGACTATTCAAAGGGCGCTAGAAAAATATGGACTTATTAAAAATCAGAGAAGGTGGACTAAATGAAATTATGTTATAAGATATTTCATATCCCTGGTAGTTCTGAACAACGGGACCACCTATTTGATAAGGCATCAGAATATTTGAATAGCAGATACGACGAACTTGATACTGAAACTATCAACTTGATGCATCCTGGATCTGCACAAAATTTTATAAATGATGATGATAACTTTAATCCAGAATTTAATTTTAAAATAGGTGAAGTTGGCGTATGGGCAAGTAATTATACTGCCTGGAATAATTTATTAAATTCAGAATATGACGCCGCTCTGCTATTTGAGGATGACTTAGTTCTTTCTGAAAAGTTTTATGAATCTCTTAATTTATTAATAGACTGGCTACCAGAAGATTGGGATTTCTTTAGCGTATTCTGCCATCCTAATCAATTAGATAGATACGATAGTAGAAATGACGTAAATAAAATAATCACTAGGGCTTACCAAGATTGGTCTATGCTATGTTATATGGTTTCTAGATCTGGTGCTGAAAAGGCACTTAAAGAAATGAAAAGTGGTTTTAACCAACCGATAGACTGGTTTGTATTTAGAAATCAAGATAAATTTAATGTTTATACGTTGCACCCTTCATTAATAAACATCGTAAACTTAGCAGATCTTCCAACTACAATACAGCAAATAGAAGATAGAATAGAGGTATAAAATGGGAGTTTCTAATCCAGAAAATAAAGATTGGGTAGGAGAAAAGTTACAGCAAATAAATCCAAAAAAGATACTAGATGTTGGAGCGGGTGCTGGAATTTATTTAGATGTAGTCAAAAAGTACTTAGAAGATAGCGTTATTATTGACGCAATAGAAGTGTGGAATCCATATATTAATCAATTTAATTTAAAAAATAGATACAATGAAGTATATGAAGTAGATGCTAGAGAATTCAATAACTTTGATTATGATGTGGTTATACTCGGAGATGTTCTAGAGCATATGTCAGAAAAAGATGCTGTTAATTTATGGAATAAGATTTCAAATAGCGCAAAATATGCAATAATATCTATACCAATTGTTCATTATCATCAAGATGCTATTAATGGTAATCCATATGAGGTTCATGTGGAAGAGGATTGGAATACAAATAGGGTTTTAGAAAAATTTTCCAACATAGTAGAACATAAAGAATTTGCTGTGACTGGGACATTTATTGCTAAGTTTAAGGATTAATTAATGAAAATGTATAAAGACTCGTCACTATGCTTTGATGATATTTTGTTAGTACCGCAGCATTCTACAGTTTTAAGCCGCCGCGAAGTAGATATTTCTACAACTATTGGAACTAATGGCAGAAGCATAAGAATGGCTGTTCCAATTATTGCTGCACCTATGGATACTGTATGTGATGGTAACATGGCATATTCTATAAGAAAGTTGGGCGGCTTTGGAATTATCCATAGGTATATGTCCATAGAATTTATGAGGAGAGAACTTGATTTTATAAGTTCTACAGATGCTGTTTCTTTAGGAGTAGCAGTTGGTGCTAAGGGAGATTACTTAGAGAGGGCTTTTGTAGCAGTTTCTCATGGTGCCCATTTAATTTTAGTAGATACTGCTAATGGACATAGTGAATATGCAATTAAAGCAGTAAAAGAGTTACGTCGTAATGTTGGAAATAAAGTTCACGTTATGGCTGGAAATGTTTCAACATATGATGGTTTTATTAGACTTCAGGATGCTGGCGCTGATTCTATTAGAGTTGGAATTGGTGGAGGATCTGTATGTACTACTAGAATTGTTAGTGGTCATGGTATGCCAACACTAGCATCTATTTTAGATGTAAGGTCTAAAATTCCGTATGGAGAAGGCGCTTCCCTCGTTGCTGATGGAGGTATCAGAAATAGTGGAGATGCTGTTAAGGCTTTGGCCGCAGGAGCAGACGCTGTGATGCTTGGAAGTTACCTCGCTGGTACTGATGAGTCACCTGGAGAGGTTCATGTAATTGGTGGTAAAAAATACAAAATTTTTAGAGGTATGGCTAGCGCAGAGGCACAGTTGAGTGCAATTGGAAATGTTTCAGTTGCAGAAGGAGTAGAGACAACAGTATCCTATAAGGGTACCTTAGAAAGTGTGATTGAAGAATTTAAGGGCGGTTTGGGTAGCGGTCTTTCATATACTGGCGCTCATAATCTAAAAGAATTGTATGAAGATTCTATGTTTATTAGAGTAAGTCAGGCAAGTTTGAGTGAAAGTAGGCCACATGCAGCACATTGATCCATCAGAATCATTTAGGACAACAAATCCAGATGCTAAATTTCACCCTATAAATAATACTGAGATTGCTATTCTGCATGTTTGTAATGAAGTTGCAGATCTTTTAATTACAAAAAATAGGGCTTATGGTAATTCTGCTTTAGATCCTGTAAGAATTTTTTCTAGTGCAGATGAAAAAGAGCAATTAAAAGTCAGGATAGATGACAAATTAAGCAGATTTGCTCGCGGTGGGGAATTTCCTGGAGATAATGATATTGACGATCTAATAGGTTATCTGGTATTATTGAAAGTAGCGAATAGCGGAAACTGGAGATAGAATGCCGATCTATACATATTATTGCAAAGTTTGTGATAGTGATTTAGAAATAATTTCTAAGATATCTGATAGAGATAGTCAAAGATGCGAAGAGTGTGGATATCAGTTACTTAGAAATCTAGATAGGCCAGGTATGGTATGGAGTCCTACTCGCAATGGTGGATACTCGCTTTAGGAGTTAATATGCCTCGCAAGAAAAAAGAATTTGAATATGTTCCTTATAGTATGAATCCTAATATTCATGTTTATTATGAATTAGAATTTCTAAAAGATGTAATTAAGCCTGGTGATAAAATAACATTCAAGGGAATTCGCGGGGAATTTACATTTATTCTAATGGCACATAATTCAGAACTAGATGTTACCTGGATTGATTGTAGAAATCCTGCTACTGGAGAATACAGAGCATTCTACATAGATAGGCTTAAAGGTCTAGTAAGAGCAAAGAAGAGCAGAAGGAAGAAGCAACTTGTCAGAGATTGAGTTAACTAGTTCGTTTGATCAAATGAACTTAGTCGTAGAAGAATTACTAAAAGGTAAAAATCCAACAGACATTGCTAAGTTCCTTGGAATTAAAAGATCTCAGGTTCTAGAGCATATTGATACCTGGCGTGAACTAGTATCTGGAGATAGCAGAATTAGAGAAAGGGCTAAGGAAGCCTTGGCTGGCGCAGACCAGCATTATTCAATGATTATTCAGCGTGCATGGGAAACAGTAGATCAAGCAGATGCAAATCAGCAGTATAACACTAAAGCCTCCGCATTGAAGATGATTGCAGATGTTGAGCAAAAGAGAATTGACATGCTTCAAAAGGCTGGCCTTTTAGAAAATAATGAAATGTCTGCCCAACTTTTAGAAACTGAGCGTAAGCAAGAAATTCTTATGAATATCTTAAAGGAAGTAACCTCTGACTGTGATCATTGCAAGATGGAGGTCGCTAAAAGATTATCAGAGGTTACTGGTAAGGTAGAGCCAATTGATTGATTTTAGTGACTTTATAGACGCACTAGATGGGGACCAGTTTGAGGAAGTTCCTGCAGATATAGAAGAATTTGTCACTAACAATGATTATTTAGATCTACCTCCTCTTTCTGAATATCAATATCAATCTATTAGGGCAATGACCCAAATTTATAAAAAGGATACTCTAGTTAAATGGCTAGGTGAGGAAGAGGGAATTAAAAGATGGAATCAGACATGCAAGGAAGTTATTCTTCAGATAGGCAAGGGCGGGGGGAAGGACTTTATCTCTACTATCGGGTGTGCCTATGTTGTCCACCTCTTATTGTGCCTGAAAGATCCTGCTAAATACTACGGCAAACCACCAGGAGATTCAATTGACATTATTAATATTGCTATCAACGCTGTTCAAGCAAATAGGGTGTTTTTTAAAGGATTCAAGCGCATCATTGAAAAGTCGGCCTGGTTCCAAGGTAGGTACATTCCAAAGGCTAACAGTATTGAATTTGATAAAGAAATAACTGTTCACTCAGGACATTCAGAGGCGGAGTCCTGGGAAGGATACAACGTCCTGCTTGCTATCCTTGACGAAATTTCCGGTTTCGAATTAGAGAATACTACAGGTAGGCAAAGTCCAAAGACTTCTGCTGCTATTTATAAAATGTATAGAGCATCTGTTAACTCACGTTTCCCCGATTTTGGGAAAGTTATCATGCTTTCATTCCCTAGATTTAAGAATGACTTTATTCAGCAAAAATATAATGATGCGGTAGCAGAAAAAGAAACTGTAGTTAAATCTCATAGTTTTAAAATAGACCCAGACCTTCCAGATGGTCATGATGGAAATGAATTTACTATTGAGTGGGAGGAGGACCATATTATTTCATATGCCCTACCACATATATTTGCTCTTAAGAGGCCAACATGGGAATTCAATCCAACCAGAAAGATTCAAGATTTTACAATTGCTTTTTATGATGACCCGCTTGATTCCCTAATGAGATTTGCCTGTATGCCACCAGAAGCAACGGATGCATTCTTTAAATCACGGGAAAAAATTGAAAAGGCTTTTAGCAATCCTAAGTTTGCAGTAGATAATGGTGGAAGGTTTGCAGAATGGTTTAAGCCAGAGGAAGGCCGTCAGTATTTTGTGCATGTTGACTTAGCGCAGAAGCATGATAACTGTGCTGTGGCTATGGCTCATGTTGAGGGCTGGGTACAGATGAAGATCGCTGGCACAATGACTGAAGCAGCCCCTAGAGTA